TCCTAAAGCTCCTTCATAACCTCCCAGCCCTTGGAGATGAGCTTTTTCCTGAGCCGTAATAACTTCACCTCGTGACAGTTTCGTCGCAATATCGATACCTTTCTGCCTGCTCTTTCTCTCCGCTTCAACATTACGCTTCGCAGTGGCCATAGCCTCGCTGCCACCCGATTCGGCGGCTTTCAACACTCGCTCGCCATAAGAACCTTTCTGAGCTTCAATGCTGTCAGCCGTGGCTTTAAGCTGCATGATCTTCTCAATCAAGGCACTAATGGCAACTAAAGCAATGCCAATTGCAGAAGAAACCAAGACAGTCCTGATAGCCGTAGCAAGAATTCTCACTCCTACAGCAGCTTGACGGAAGCCTTTCCCAGTCGCAACGGCAGCGGTGCGCATTGCAGTCATTCCCTTCACTCCAGCCGCCGACTGAGCAATGAAAACTCGGAACGTCTTGTTAAATAGGACAATGTTGCGAATTAGAGGAACAATTCCCGTCACACGCAGAGCAACAAGGCCAGCTTTTAACGTCGCCCCAATGACAACTGCTCTTGCAACAACATTGACAAATTGTTGGTTGCTAAGAACAAGCTGCGCTATCGGACGCAGAATCGCCCCAGCGGCTTGAGCAAAGCCGCCAAATGTTTGAATGCCAGCAAGCAGTGCATTCTTGACATTCTCAAGCTGTGGGAAAAGCTCATTCCTCAAATAAGCTGCCAGCTCATTGTTGCCTAATGGCTCGTCAGAGAAGGCCAGCTTGACGGCGTCTCCAGCAACTTTTAAAGCAGCAACAACTGGATTGACAAATTCTCCTAGGAATGCACCAGCAGCAGGGGCGAAGCTTTCATAGAACGTTGTCAACGAGTTGTTGAGCTTGTTCATCTGATTCTGGAAAGAACCAGCAGCTTTCTCTGCGGACGGAGGAAACTTGCTATTGAGTAAGCCGCCGACGTTCGACAGCACAGCGCTCATCGCTTCCCCTTTCAGAGCGCCGTCTTCCAGAGCTTTAAGGAACGCAGCCAAGCCTTTGCTCTTTGCCTGCTCGTCCATCGAATCATCGAGGAATCCAGCAGCTTCTGCAAACAAACTGACGGCTTGTGGGAACACGTCACCCAACTGACCTTTCAGTTCTTCTGTCATGATCTGACCCTTACTTGCCATCTGAGCAAGGGCATAGGTCATGCGATCCACTTGATCGGCACTCATGCCAAACGTAGAGGCCGCTGCAGACAGTCCAGTGAACACGTTGTTAATCGTGCTCAAATCAATGCCAGCAGGCTGCATGGACGCATACAGCTTCACAAAACCATCACGAGCCGATTGCACTGGAATGTTGAAACGAGCAACCGTCTCTTCAATCAGCTTCATGCTGTTAGCCATGACTGGTCCGCCGCCAGTCACTGCCTCCATCTGATTGTTAAAGGCTTGAAGATTGGCAGTTGCCTTCGCAATGTTGCCAGGCAATGCCGTAATCGCAGCTAGTGCCTTATAAGCCGTGCCAAACAGTAAGACTTGCTGTGTAGCAGTGGCAAACTCTTTGCCAATAGAAGCAATGAATCCTGGTTTCAGATTATTAAAAGCGTCTCCTGCACCACGGAAGAATCTACCGCCTCCTCTTCCTCCGCCTCCGCCGCCACCGCGACTTCCGCCGCTGCCTCCCATGGGTGGAAGAGCAGGAAAACCGCCTCTACCAAGTGGCACTTGCCCAGAAGCGCCTACCAGCCCTGCTCTTTGACGCTGAGCCGCTCGTGCTGCGTCTTCCGCAAGAATTGAAGCAGCACGGGCTGCGGACCTAGCTTCTGCTTTCAGAACTCGGAGAGCTTTAGCAGCTTCAATAGGTGCTGTAGCACTTCCTGCAGGGCCAAGTAAGCCAGCGATTCTGGGTTGAGCGCCACCGCTAAAACTGAACCGACCAGCAGAAGCTCCTCCTTGATAAGCAGCAGTCGGAGATGAGCCATATCTTCCAGCAATTCTTTCATTGATCTGACGACGCTCACGCTGCATCTCAGTTTCAGGCGTGAACATGCCGCCCATGCCAGCGGCCATAAGGGCCATGTTGCGAATATTGCCGCCTCTACCTCCTCCCATGCCGCTTGCCATCAGCAAGGCAGGGCCAAATTTTGAGGCTTCTCCCTGCAACGCTCGCAGCATCGACTGCATTTGAGCAACTGCAGATCGCTCAGCTTCCTCAAGTCCTGCGGTCAGACCGATTTCAAAGCCTTCTGCTGCATACTGTCCCGTCTTCATCAGACGGAAAGACGGACTCCGAATACCAAGTCGGTCTTCAATTGAGTTGACAAGCGCGTCACTTAACCCTTTTGCAGCGTCTTCAACAGAGCCCCTGCCCTTCTGCAATCCCAGGACAAGTCCTTTGACCATGTCCACGGACAATGCTGACAGTTCCCTGACAGCATCCTCGCGCTTAATTTTTATACCTTTCTGAAATCCAGCAATTCCATCAATAGCAGCTTGTTGATACAGAGCTTGGATCTCTGAAGCGTGAAATCCGCCCTGTCCTGCTGTTTTAGAAAGCCGCGTTTTTCCGATAGGAGCCGCAGCAGCAGTAGCCTGCCCTGACCTTCTTTCTAATCCCTCTAGTTCTCTCTTAAGAGTTTTAACGTTATCTATCGCGCTCTTGATCGACGCATCATTGAGATTGATGCGAAATTCACGTCGACCAGTAATTCTGTTTAATTCTTTTTGTACCTGCCTTCCATCAAACCGAACCTTAATCGGCAGTTGAAAGCCTGCAGCGGCTCGACTAAGTTTTGGGAGTTGCGCCTTGAAATACTGGAGATCAAGGGCAACGTTTAGCCTAAGCTCGGCGGCCATTCTTCACCACAAGACCGATATTAGATAGTTTAGCGCTATTCATCTTCACGCATTGATGCCATTTTAATCTCATTAGCAAGCGTACTAACAAGGCGTAAATCAATCTTTCTTGTCTTCATCAGCCTCTTAAGAACGCGCAAGCTTTCCTCTGTAACGCCACTGCGATCCTTCTGTTTACGGCTATCAAACGGCAAGAAGTCGTCAGGAGTGATACTCACCTTTTTGCCGCCAAGACCTTGCGCAACAACAGTGCCGAGCTTTGCAGTAGAAAGGCTCAGGATGTTGTATCGCGTGATGTCATGTTTCTCCAGAAACTTGATTGCAGCTAGCACGTCTTTGACAGGCTGCATGCCGAAGTTCTCTCTTCGCCAACGCGGATCGTCAAGATCAGACGCGCTGATTCTGAAATACAGCGCATCCCAATCCGTGATGTTTTGAAGGCTTTTCCTAGCTTCTTTTTCTAGTTTTCGGACTGAGTCTTGCTCGTCCGTTTTGACGCTTTTTTTGCAGGCTCCTCCTCCCCTTGAGACTGTTCTGACACAATGAACTCAAGAGCCTTGGTGATGGTGTTCTTATCCATCTGCTTAGTATCGTCAAACGTCCAGTCAGGAATAGCCGCCCACTCTCCGTCGATCAATCCTTGACCACGAGTGCGAACAAACGCTGTCACAAGCTTGGCGTTACCAGTCTCAGCGGAAGTGCCCCCTGCAAGCATCTCCAGGGTGTCTTCTATGTACTCGCTAAGCAGTTCCATCTCCGTCAGTTCGGCGCCGCCCTGCAGGGCCTCGAAAGCGGCTTCCAGGCTGATATCCTTGTCTGCTGCTACGCGCTTTGCAAGCTGCACGGCACGAATTGTCGCTTGGCTTTGAGCACGAGAAATCTCTTCCTGCTCGATCGTCTCAGCAACCAGCCAGCTGCCATGCTTCCGAAGGCGCAATGTCGGCAGTAGCTCGAAATACTCGGCCTCTTCAGTCTGAAGAAGAAAGCTGTACTTGCTCATGTTTCAGGATCGCCAGATCAACATTGAACGCCTTCACTCGATCACCTGTGGAGTAGAAACCATCAGGTAGTTCGATGGTGAAGATGTTGTTTTCGTCAGAAATTCTACAGGTGTTTTTATCCATGGCAATAGCACAGAAGATGCCTGCAGTTAGGGAACTCCCTACTCTTTTTCCATTGATCACATGAACGCGCCCATCTGAGCTGCGCAAGTAGTCATACTTATTCATCGACCAAGTTTAAGCGTAATACTACGCTCAAACTCTCTCTTTACATTGCTTCCTTCAAACAAGTAGGGCACAGCAAGCTCATCTGTCCAAGGCCTCGGAGCACGGCTGTAAGGCCCCTCTCCTTCATGGACAAACCATGCGTACTCTTCACCGCTTAAGTTCTTGGCATCCCAATGCCAAGAAGCTTGAATCTCGCTTGCATCACGGGTGACGCTAAAACTACGCTTGCCACTTTCGTAAAGCTTGCCCAGGTCGTAAATGTCACGAGGATTGCCAGCAATCTCTCCGCTCTTGCGCTTTGTAGCTGGAGGCGGATACTGCCACTTGTTAGTGAGGAATTGTTCATCCATATAATCTTCGTTCACATCTTCCTTCACCCATTGCTCGAACACGTCTCCCAATTGCTTTGCAAGCTCTTCCTCATTATGGAAAGACGCTCCAGTAACCAGTAGCGACATTAAACAGTTCCCTCACGCTTGTATTGAGTGACAATATCAAGATCAGGAATAATTAGACGAGCATATTGATATTCTCTATCGCTCGATGGAAAGCCAGTCAAAGTGGTGTCAGGGAAATGTCGCAAGA